CGCAGGCGGTTTGCCGCTGCGCGCGTGTCCGCGTAGATCCGGAGCTGGTAGCCCAGCGTCCCCTCCTTCAGCGGGCCCGCATCCACCACCGCCTCCGCCGCGTCGTCGATCAGTTGATACACCAGGCAGGGGTTCTTCGTCCCCTCCGGCGCCGCATCCGGGAAGATCCGCCCGGCCAGCTCGGCCAGCGTCGGATCCGCCTTCATCGCCCCCACCAGCCACGCCAGCACCTCGTTCGTCATGCCATCCTTCTACCACCGGCCGCGGGGCGGATCACGGTCCGCGGTGCCTTTTCGCCCCCTTCGGCTCAGCCCGCCGCCGCCTCGATCCCGCCGCGCAGCTCCCGCTTCACCGCCTCCAGCACCTCGCCCTTGCTTCCCTCCAGCGCCGGCCGCAGGAACGGCTGCGCCGGGTGGTGCTTCGTCCCCAGCTCCAGAAAGCGGTAGTAGCGCTCCACCGTGTCGGGGAAATACTCGCCCGACTTTCCCTTCCGCCGCTTCGCCGTCCGCTCGCTCGCCTTCCGCCCACCTTTCACCGTCACCTTCACCCCGAACAGACCCTTCGCCGGCTTCGAACTCGCCCGGTGCACCAGGCTCGCGCGCAGCGTTCCCGTCCGCGTCGGCACCTCGGCCTTCGCCGCCGCCACCACGATCTTCCCCCCGGCCCGCGCCGCCCGCGAAAACACCCGCCGCCGCAGCTTCGCGTCCAGCTTCTTCGCCCGCGCCTGGAGCTCCTTCAACCCTTCGACCTTGATCGTCTCGCTCATGCGAAGAACCACCGGCGGTGCGGTTTCGTCAGGTGCAGGAATCCCATCGGCACCTCCGCCGGGGCCGCGCCCACCACCACGCAACTACGGTTTTCGTAGTAGTGCCCCACTAGGAACAAGCACGCCACCCGGAACCACGCCGGCAGCGGATCGCCGAGTCCGGCCGTCCACTCCACCCGGTAGGACTCGCCGGCCAGATGCTGCTCGGCCAGCGTCAGCACATGCCGCGTCTCCGCGTTACCGCTCAGCGTCCAGTCCTCCGCCGGCAGCGTCTGCCACACCCCGCCCGCGTTCTTCTTCCGCACCGCCTGGATCGACTCCACCGGGTACAGGAAGGCGAACTCCCGGAGCGTGGTCTCCGTCACCTGGTCCAGCTCCAGCACGCCCGCCAGCCCGATCTCGGCAAGCGTCCGGTCCACGGCCGCGGCCGCGTACTGCTGGATCAGCTCGTCATCGAACTCATGCTCGACGCGCAAGTGCTGCTTCGCGGTGGTGAGGTCCAGAACGGGCTTGCCCATGGCTTCAGGAATCGCAAGGGGTGTAGTAGCTGCACGCCTCCTGCGGCGTGATCAGCCGCGCCGGATTGTATTCCTCCGGCGGAGCGCCGGCTTCCGCCGGCTTGGACGGTTCAGCGGCGGCGGCTTCCACCTCCGGAGTCTCCTCCGCGGGGCCCTTGGCTTTCTTCTTCGTGCTCATCGGTTCGGTCGGGTTGCGGGAAAAAGAAAGGCCGGCCAGTCGCCCGGCCGGCCTTTCCCCCATTCATCTCGCGGATCTCACACCGCTGGAAGATTACGCCATGTTCAGGCGGGCGATCGCGGCGTTCAGCTTGACCTTCGCTCCCCAGCGCACATCCGCCGCGAGGGCGATCATGCCGTTGCCGAAGAGGAAGTGGTCGCTGCGCTTGATCGTCAGACCCTTCTTGATGCGGATCTCGTGGCCGCGGTTGAAGTCGCCGTAGAACCCCACGTTGTTCCCGGTGGCCACCGCGGAGAGGCGGTCCGAAACAAACAGCGGGCTGCCATTCAGCGTGGCGGGCTGCCCAGCCACCAGAGACGGCTGCCACAGCGGGCGGCCGGTGGTGTCCTTCAGCAGCAGGACCTGAGTCTCGGCCGCGCCGCTCAGCACGTAGGCACCGCTGTTGCGGAACCGCGCGTTGACGGCCTGCTTCAGGCGGGTCACGTCATCCCACACCAGCGCCGTGGCGGACGCGGCGGTCACCACCGGAACGGCCGTGGTGTTCTCGCTGCGGATGCCGGGGCACACACGGTCGGTCAGGGTCAGGGTGACACCACTGCCCGCCTGGTTCGTGAACCCGGTGGCGCCGCCGGTGCCCTTCCAGCCGTATTCCTCCACCGTCTCGGCGTAGGCCTCGCCGAAGATTTCGGCGAAGTAGGCATCCAGCCCCTCGGCGTCTTCCATCAGCTCCTGGGAGACCGGCAGGAAGGCTCCGTAGTTGTAGATGTCGATCTGCTTGTTGGAGAGCGCCGGGTCGGTCAGGACGTAGGCCTCCGCCTCGCGGCGCGGACCCATCAGGCCGATGCGGGCACCGAAGGGCATCTGCGTCTTGACGCTGTTCGTGAAGGTCACGCGGGACAGCGAAAGCAGCGGGGAAAGCGAAAGCGCCTCCATCATGATCCCGCGCTCGATCTCGGTCGGGATCAGCACGCCGCCGGTCGAGGGCGACACGGTGGAGAGCATTTTGAACTTGTCCGGGTCCGCGTTCTCCGGGCGAAAGCCGCCGCGGGCGAAGTTCTCGAAGGCGTCCCGGTATTCGTCCGTCGCCTCCGGGAGCTTGTGGCGGCCGGAGAGGCCCAGCTCGGCGGCGGTGCGGTCGTCGGCGGCGTTGGAAGCGTCCAGCGCGCGGAGCATGCCCTGATCGGTGGCCAGCGCCTGGTTCAGCGCGGTGATCTGCTTGCCGAGTTCGACGTGCTTGGTGGTTTCCTCGGCGTTGAACGCGCGGTCCTTGCCGCCCTCGCCGGTGCCCTTGGTGGACTTGATCAAGGCTTCATACTCGCCGAGCACGGGAGCGATGGCGGCCTTGCGGTTTTCGATGCTGCGGAGGATGTCGTTGCGATCCATGTCCGCGAGCATCTACGACGAACCTCGTAGTTGGGCAGTGTCCGATCCCCTCATTCGCCCCGTTCGGGTGCGGGGGAAGTGGCCAGTGGTCAGCCCCCGAAAAGCCCGTCAATCCGGTCCCTCCTGTCAATCCCGTCATCTCCCCCGTCCCCATGACCCCATCCCACTACCGCTCCCTCCGTCGCAAGCTCGGCCTCACCCAGGCAGGGCTTGCCGCCCTCCTCGGCCTCACTCGCGAGACCATCACCCGCCGCGAAACCGGCACAGCCCCCATCACCGAGGAAGCCGCCATGGCTCTCCGCCAACTCATCACAAAATCGAAAGCCACCGAGTAGCCGCCCGCCTTTCCCGACCACTGGCCACTGGCCACCGACCACTATCTCCCATCCGTCGCCGCCGAGATGTCCACGTACATCCCCGCCGTCTTCTCCACCTCCGTCCATCCCTCGATCTCCCACGTCTGCGGCGGGAAATCCGCGCGCGCCTCTTCCACCAGCCGGTCCCCCGGCTGGTAGAACGTCAGGAACGGCCGCGACCGCACCCGGAAAATCTTCCCCCGCCGCTCCGTCGGCCGCTCCGCCACCACCGCTTCCCCCCGGTCCCGCGGCGTCATGCCCCGCGCCTGGCACCGCCCGACCACCGTCCACGCCTCGACCGGCTGGCCCAAGCTGTCCGTCGTCGTGCCCTTCCGCTCCACGCGGATCCGCAAGTTGAGAAGTCCCGGGTTCATCCGTCCATCGTCTCGGGTTCCGGCTCGCCGTCCTCCATCGCCGCCGCGTGCTCCAGCAGCGCCTCGGCGTGGAGTCGCTGCGCCTCGGCCAGCCGCAGGTTCGACTCCGCCAGCTCGCGGATCGCGCCCGCGAGATCCTTCAGGACCGCCAGTTCGTCAGCAGTCATTGAGCCCCGCGCGGATCGAGTTGAGGAACTGCTCCGCCGCCACGACATCGTCGAGGCTGCCTTCCTGGGGAGCGCCTTCGGAGGCCTCGGGCTCGCCGCCCTCCGGCTCATGCTCCTCCTCGCCTTCGCCCGGCGTGTCATCCTCTTCCTCTTCTCCCGGCTCCTCCGCGGCACGGAACGCCAGCGCCTTCGCCGCGGGAGTCAGTTCGAAATCATCGGGATTCCACAGCGCGGCCGCCTTCATGGCCGAGACCTTCCGCGAGGCAAAGCCCGCCGTGACGGCCTCGTCCGCCGTGTAGTAGGTCTCCGCCGCCATCGCCGCGCGGAGCTGGTCCCGCGAAAGCTTGGTACGGCTTTCGTAGGTGTTGAGGATCGACTCGGTGATCTTGTCCAGCACGTCCGCCACCTGGCGGAAATCCTTCGCCTTTCCGTAAACGCCGGCACTCGGGTCGTGGATCATGAACATCGCGTTCTCCGCCACGTTCACCTCGTCGCCGGCCAACGCGATCACGCTGGCGATCGATGCCGCCAGGCCGAGCACATGCACCTTCACCGCCGCCGGATGCGCGACGAGGAGGTTGTAGATCGTCACGCCTTCGAACACCGAGCCGCCGGGGCTGTTGATGTAGAGCTCGATCTCGTCCACCTCCAGCGCGGCCAGCCGCTGCTGGAAGGTCCGGGCATCGTTCCCGGTCCACCACGAAATCGCGTCGAGCAAGTGGATCGCCGCGCGCTTCTTCCCGTCGCTCTCGTTCACCGGATCAAAACGGGGCAAGCGGTTCTCCGGTTCCACGCGGCGCGCCGCCGCCGGCAGCGGGCGGGAATCCAGCACCTTGAGGAGTTCATCGGTGGCGACGAGCGCCGTCTTGGCTTTCTTTTTCATGGGTCGGTCGTGGGTGGTGCGGTGTTCCCGGCCTGGGAGATCGGGACGTGGTTGACGGGGAAGAAAAGCTGGTCCCCGCCGTCCATGGGCGGGCGGTCCTCGAGGCTCCGCGCCTCGTTCGGCGTGAGGACTCCGGAGGTGATCTGCTTGGCGTAACTTTCCGAACGGCTGGCAAGGTCGCCGCGGAGGAGGGCATCCGCATTGTGGCGGAGGTAGAGCCCCGCCGCCCGGTCGCCCTCCGTCAGCAGGCACTGGTTGAGCGTGGCCTCGATGCGCGTGATCCACGGGACGAGCGTCGCCATGTAGAACTCCCGCGAAAGGTGCTCGATGTTCGAGAACGTGGCCCGGCTCAGGTCCTGGATCTTGTGGGGCGGGACGTTGAAAATCCGGGCGATCTCCAGCACCGAGAAGTTCATCGACTCGATGAACTGAGCGTCCCGCATGGACATCGTCACCGGGTGGAACTTCATGTCCCCGCCTTCGAAGATCGCGATGCCGTCGCCGTTCTTGGCATCGTTCCAAGCCTCGCCCCAGCGGCTCCGCACCTGCTTCGCCTGCTGGTCGCTTTTGAACGTGGTCTCGGCCGTGATGATCCCCCGGATCGGCTGCCCCTGCTCCGCGCTACTACGTCCATAGGAGGCCAGCGCCGCCGCGCTCGCGGTCGTCATCCGGCAATGGCGGATCGGGTTGATCCCCTCGATCCCGTCCGAACTGAGGGCCTTGAAATGCAGGATCTCCGGAATGGTGAACTCCCCGGTCGGCACCTTGAAATCGTTCGCGCCCACCGTGTAGATCAGCCGCCGCTGGTCCGTCAGCTTGTGGGTGACAGTGCCGTAGGGGAGCGGGAAGATTTCCCGGACGTTCCCGCCGCTCCAGAAGCTGCGGCCGTAGGCGTTCCCGCGGAGGATCTGCTGGTAGAGCATGGCCTCGCGGAGCTGGGTCCACGTCATCACCTGGTTGGGCGCGCCGTCCAGCAGCCGTGCAAGCGGGTGCTGCGTTTCCCGCTCGCGCCGGTCCCCGCTTTTTCGGAACAGCTGGAGCGGCATCGCGGCAATCGACGAAGCGATCACGTTTACGCACGCATAGACGGCGGCCAACCGGTCCGCCGGGGTGGTGCTGGTCTGGGAATCGCCCCACATCCGCGACCAGTTCGGCGGCAGCGACATGGTGCCGGTCGTTTCTTCGGGCGCGCTCTCGACCGGCACGGCAGGGGTATTCGTCGCCGCGAAGAACGCGGAGGAGGCGGCTTTCAGTCGGCGGAACACGCTGACATCCCTACCGCTTCGCGCCCTCACCCACCCATCCCCCGCACCGCCCTTTCGCCCCGTTCGTCACCGCACCATCGTCACCTCGAAATCCCCGCCGGCCAGGCTGCCGTCGTATTCCGTCTCGATCGCCACCCCGAGCCCCATGATCGTCGCCACGATCCCGTCGATCCGCTCCTCGCTGCGCTTCTTGTCCGGCTTGATGTTCCCGTTCGCGTCCTGGTGGACCACCACGTTCCCCGCGTTCCAGGCGAGCACCGGGTGCCCGAAGTGGTTCAGCCGCGTCCCCTCGATCACCAGCCGCTCCAGCTCCTTTGCGTAGGGGGAAATGGTCATCATGCCCTGCGAGAAAGCCAGCATGTTCACCCCCTCCTCGACCAGCGGGTTGATCAGGGAGGCCGCATAGGTCTTGTCGTAGCCCACCGCCTGGACGTCGTAGCGCCGGCAGTCGTCCAGAATCTGCCGCGTGATGTAGCCGTGATCCATCACCTCCCCCGGCGTCGCCGTGATGAACCCCTTCTCGGCCCACGTCTGGTAAGGCACCTTGTCCCGCTTCGACCGCGTGATGATGTCGGCGGAGGGACACCAGAAATGCGGCACCAGCGTCCAGCGCTCCAGCCAGTCCTGCGGCGGGAACACCCACACCAGCGCCGAAAGGTCCCGCGTGATGGCCAGGTCGAGCCCCCCGTAGCACCGCAACCCCTCCAACCTACTACGATCATAGTCGAGACGGCACCCCGCCCACTTGTCCGAATCCAACCAGAGCGAAGCCTGGTTCACCCACACGTTCAGCCACTTCGTCTTGAGCTCCCGATTGATCGCCGGATCCGCCTTCGCCAGCGCCGTCTGCGACCGGAACTTCTTCTCGTCGACCGTGATCCCATAGAGCGGATTCGCCTTCGCCCAAGTCGCCGGCTCCTCCAGGTTGTCCCCCTCGTCCACCGTGTAGATGATCCCGAAGTAGTCGTCGCCCTCGCCCCCATCGTCCCCCTTGAGAATCCGCTGGACGATCAGCGAATGCGCGCGCCCCACGCTGTCCAGATTGTGCCCGGCCGTGGTGATCATCAGGAACAGCGGCTGCGACCGCGCCCCCAGCGCCGAGTTCAACACGTTCCAGAAGCCCGGCGTGTTCCACGCATGGGTCTCGTCCGCGATCACCGCATGGGGATTCAGGCCGTCCGTCGTGTCCCCCTCCGTGTCCCGACCCAGCGGCTTCATGAACGCATCCGCCGCCGGATACTCGATCACCGCCGGGTTCTTCCGAATCTCGAACGCCGCCCGGAAATCCGCGTCCTTCGACTTGTCGATCAGCACCCGCGCGTCCCGGTGGAGGATCATCGCCTGGTCCTTCTTCGTCGCCGCGTTGTAAACCTCCGCCCCTCCCTCCCCGTCCGCGCACAGCATGTAGAGCGAAATTCCTGCCGCCAGCAGCGTCTTCCCGTTTTTCCGCGGCACCTCGATATGGGCATACTTGAACCGCCGAAGCCCCGAATCCGCCCACTTCCACCCGAAGATGTTGGCTACCACGAACTTCTGCCACGCCTCCAACTTCATCCGGCGCCCGGCCCATTCCCCCTTGTAATGCCGGAAAGACTCCAAGAACGCGATCGCCCGATCCGCCGCCGCCGCATCGAACCGCACCTCAGGCCTTTCCAGATCCCGCAGGAACCGCGCGCACGCCAGCCGCACCCACCGGCAAGCCAGCCGATCCCCGGCTACTACCTCCCGAGCGTAATCCGCCGCGACGTGGTCAAGCGCCGCCGGTAAGGAAGTTGCTGGGGCCGTCTTCTTTCTTCTCATGCTTGGCAGGCTTCACGTTCTTGATCGACTGCAAGGCGAGGGGCGTCATCCCCAGCGCCTTCCCCGCCCGCTCCATCGCCGAGTTCGCCATCGAAAGCACCGTCATCGCCGGGTTCATGTACCGATTCCCGCTCTCCGCGTTCTCCAGCGTCACCCCCAAGTCATGGAGTTCATCCAGCGCCATCCCCCGCAACACCCAGGCCTCCACGAAGTCCACCAGCAAGTGCCGGTTCAGATCCGTCAAGTGACCCAGCTTCGCCAGCTCCTTCGCCAGCCGCTCGAACTCCCGCTTTGCCTCGGACCCGCCCTTGATCTCCGCCGGAGCCTTCACCCCAAGCGGCGAAACCACCGACGCCCGCGCGCCCATATTCTCCTTCGGCTTTGTCCCCCGTGCTCCCATCGCCCCGAACCTCCCCCCAAGATTCTCGAAAAAGAAAGCCCTTGACCCCAATTTCGCCCCGTTGACCCCTACCCCCAAAAAACCGCCAGAGCGGTTTTTTTAGT